CCGGCGGTGTTCTCCAACTCAAGAGCGGCATCACCTTCCCCGCCACTCAAGTCGCTTCGTCCGATGCGAACACGCTGGATGATTACGAGGAGGGGACTTGGACTCCGACAGATGCCAGCGGTGCTGGATTAACATTTACTGTTTCTAATTGCAGATACACAAAGGTAGGACGATTGGTTACTGTGCAGGGCAGTATTACATATCCAGCAACAGCGAACGGATCTAATGCTACTTGGGGAGGTTTTCCATTTAATTCATCGGATTCGTTTAATCTTGGTATCGTTTACACCGACGTTGCTGTTTCAAGTCTTACATACATATCAAGCAATGGTGTTAATGCATTTTTGCTAACACCTGGAGTTAATGTTATCAACTCGACTGTTAGCGGAAAAACGATTGCGTTTTACGGAACCTACATGATTTAACCGTCTAATCCCATGCTCACCGAACGCACCATCTTCTCGCTCTGCGAGGTTCTTCCTAACACGACTCTTCAGGTCCGCACGGCGAATCAAATCGTCGATGGCGAGACTGTGAAGGCTTCCACCTACAATCGCTACTGCCTCGCTCCCGGTTCCGACCTTACGGGTCAGCCTGAGCAGGTCGTCAAGATCGCCAACGCTGTCTGGACTCCCGAAGCGATTGCCGCTTACAACGCTAACTCTCAGCCGACCATCCAATGATTGATTCCACTCCCGTTGTTGCCGTGCAGGTGAATAAGGACAACAGTCTGTTTGTCACCACCGGCGTTGATTACGACAAGTCTGGAACGCTCGTTGGTTCCGAGATTACCGCCCAGTACACGCTGGTTCCTGGTGACGACCTGACCGGGCAGCCGCAGGAAGTGGTGAACATTGCCAATGCACTGTGGACTCCCGCTGTGATCGAGGCTTACAAGGCCGCGAATCCTGAGCCGGTGATCGCTCCCGTTGTCGATGAGGTGATCGCTCCTCCCGCGCCGGACTTGAGCCAGCCGCCCGCTCCGGTTATCGTTCCCGCCGAATGATTAACATCGAACTCACTCTCCAACAGGCTCAACAGCTCGCCCAGCTTCTCGTCATCGGAATGAAGGCCGGTGACGTGAACAACATGAAGGTGGGCATCCCGCTGTTCGATATCATTGAAGCCTCGGTCATCGCTCAACAACAGAAGCCCCAATGAAAAACTGGAAGACAACCGCTGGCGGAGTGGCCGTGCTGCTCGCCGCTATCTCGGTCGCTATCAAGCAGGCCATCGCCGGTGACATGGGCGGTGCCATTGCGGCCGCTGTGGGCGGTGCTGGTGCCATGTTCACCGCGCTCAAGGCTCAGGACGCTTCCAACACCAACAGCGACGACAAGAAATGAAAGAGACCCTCCGCGAGCTGGGCATCAATATCGGGCTGCTCGTGGCGGGTTTCGCCGGGAGCCTCGTCATGGTCAAGAAGGACGGTCACAAGGACTGGATCACCACCGTCACTTCACTCCTCGCAGGCACCCTGTCGGCCAATTACCTCACGCCCGTGGTCATCGACTTCATCAACATCGGGAACTCCAATAGCCAGTACGCCTGCGCGTTTGTACTAGGATTCCTTGGCCTGCACGGAGTCGAGTTCCTACTCGATAAGTTCATGCCGAAGAAATGAACCCGGCAACCATAGTCAATGCCATCGCCAGCGGAATCCTCACCGCTGGCGTTTCTGCATTTATGATCATGCTCTACCGCTCCGAAGGAGTCGTCAGACGCTGGCCACTCGTTGGAAGCCTGTTCCTTCGCATATCGCTCGCAGCAACCGCAGCAGGATCGCTTTTCAACTGCCTCACGCTATCAACTCCACCCACATCCGAGATCATTCTCAACTGCGGCCTGGCCGGGATCTTTTCCTGGGCGGTCATCTTCCACGCAAAACTCATCAAGCATGGACCCGATAACCACAAGCATCGCACAAGGGATGACCAAGGCGGTCATCGACAAGATCATCGATCAGAAGGACCAAACCCTTGAAGACGGACAGAAAGACAATCGCCTCCGCGACGATCTCCTTGCTCGCGCTGATGCCGCTGGGCTGCACCCCAACCCGAGTGGTAATGGTCCCGCCAGGGCAACCCGTCAGGCTGGCTGAATCCGTCAAAGCCCATGTGTGGGCCAAGGATGCGAGCGGAAACATCGTCAAATCCCGAAACCGCGTGACAATCAGCGAAGGTTGGTACGCACTACCTCCGAGAGAATAACATGGGAACAGCACTCACAGGCTCCACGGTCGCTTCGACCTACACTGGCCTACTCAAGACCACCGATTCCGCGACGCTAACGTCCTCCCTGAAGGCGATCTGCGACGGCTCTGGAACCGACTCCGCGCTCCAGCTTTCGACTCAAGCTGTCAACACCAGCGGAGACTTCAGCGTTGCCACTAGCAAGCTCACCGTGGCCAGCGCGAGCGGCAATACCGCTGTTGCGGGCACCCTCGGTGTCACCGGGGCAACCACGCTGTCGTCCACTCTTGGAGTCACCGGAGCCGCCACTCTCGCTTCAGTCGCTGTCACCGGAGCCGCCACCGCTGCGTCGGTCGCCACCACGGGCAACATCAGCACCAGCGCGGGAACGATCACTTCCTACGGTGCAATCTCCCAGACTCAAGCGGGCCAGAACAACAGCCTCGCTGGTAATCTCGCGGTTACCGGGAATCTGAATGTCACCGGGGTTACCACGCTCTCTGGCAATGTGTCGCTCCCCGGAAACCTGGCGGTGACCGGAGACTTCGCGGTCAATACCAACAAGTTCAACGTCGCCGCTTCGAGCGGAAATACGCTGGTCGCAGGAACCCTCGGCGTGACCGGGACCACGAGCGTTGCGACCATCAATGCCTCGGGCAACGCGTCGATCACCGGCACCCTCGGTGTGACCGCTGCGACCACGCTCGGAGATCTCTCGACCACAGGGAACACGGTCATCGGGAATGCTGGCACCGATCTCCTGACCATCAATTCGGACAACATCACGGTTCCCAATCTGACGCCAGTCACGCTGGATCAGGCGAACGATAAGCTGCTCATCCTCGATGCCACCGATTCCAAGGTGAGGCTTGCCGCTCCAAGCTATCCGCAGTGCGTTCAGCAGGTTGCCGATGATAGGTACAACTACACCGGATCTGTCACCGCTCCAGGAACCGAAATAACTTCCCTGACAAAATCGATCACACCAAAAACCTTATCTTCCAAAGTACTTGTAAGCATAGTGCTTAACTATTCGTGCTATACGAATGCTTCTCAGTTCATCCTGTTCAGGCTTACAAGAAATGGCACCGAGATTGGAACTTCTATAGGTTCGGGACAAACTGGAATTGCTTCGGGTAGTTACGAAGACGGCGAAGTAAACGCGATCAACAATACGAAGATCGAGTTCTTTGATTCACCATCAAGCACCAGTGCTGTAACCTACAAGATCAACATATACTCGCCTCTTTCTGCTCAACCTCTGTTCCTTAATTACGCGGTCAGTGGAACGTCAAATTCTACGATCTCTACAATGACGTTGCAGGAATACTTCGCATGAAACCGTCCCAGGTAGCCCAAGCGGCTTGCGACAAGCTCTCGTTCACGGACTCGGCCACGCTCGCGTTGGCCAAGAAGTTCTGTGTGCGCCGCTACTCGATGATCTGGGATTCGTGCCTCTGGAACGATACCCTCGGGGTCATCTCCATCCCGGTCGTCGATGGCGAAGAACTCATAACCCTCTCCACATTCGTTACCTCGGGCTACGCATCAGGCACCGGCTACGACACCTTCCTCGACTTCCCCGTGGCCATCCGGTTCACCATCACCGGCGATACCGACGGCATCGAAGTCCCCGCCGCCGAATGGGTCTCGTTCTTCCAGCTCGATCCCAACACCTGGAACAACGTCGATTCCCGCAAGTCCACCCCCGGCAACTTCGTCAACTGGGCGCGGCTCATCGGCACTCCCTACGGCCAAGCCGGTGTCCCCCGCCTCAAGCTCGTTCCCACGCCCAACCAAGACGGCACGCTTTTCATCCTCGGCAAGAAGCAGTCGCAGATGCGGCAGTACGGCGAGGCGACCACTATCTCCAACGACACCGACTTCGAGCTGCGCGGCATCGAGAACGCCCTGATGGCCTACACCGAAGGCGATCTCCTCGAGTACTCGCGGCAGTACGGCAAGGCGCAGGCC